CGGATATTTGAAAATAGCACAGGAACTTGGCATTTCACAGAATACGGTAAAGTCGTACTGCCGCAGGAATAATCTGACAAAGCCGGTTGAAATCACAGAAATTCCGAAGCAGACAGAAGAAACAGAGTATTTCTGTCTGCAGTGCGGTGTGGCAGTGCCGCAGGACAGCAAACGAAAGCTGAAAAAGTTCTGCTCAGACCAATGCCGAATGAAGTGGTGGAATTCTCACAGGGAACTGGTTCAGCATAAAAAAG